TAGTGAGAAGGACCCTACTATCCAAGCACTTGGTATGGGTGGGCAAATTTACGGAGCACGGGCTGACCTCATCATTCTTGATGACTGCATAACTACGGCCAACGCCCATGAGTGGGAAAAACAAATCAACTGGCTACAAAAGGAAGTTATTACCCGTCTGGGTAAGAACGGTAAGTTACTAATTGTTGGGACACGAATTGCTGCACAAGACTTCTACAAAGAAATCCGAGAGACCAAGCATTGGTCTGGGGGCAAAAGCCCTTTTACTTATATGGGCATGCCTGCTGTTTTACAGTATTCTGAGAAGCCGCAAAACTGGAAAACGCTTTGGCCTAAGTCGGATGTTGCGTGGGATGGGGATTCTGAAGTACCTGACGAAGAAGGACTCTTCCCGAAGTGGGACGGTAAAGCATTAGCAAGAAGGCGTAGTGAAGTAACACCATCAACATGGGCTTTGGTATACCAACAAGAAGATGTTTCAGAAGATAATATATTTCCTCCAGCCCTTGTTCAGGGTTGTATCAGAGGTCAACGCAAACGTGGCCTGCTGAAAGCAGGTGCGGTAGGACATCCCTCGCACATTGAGGGGTACACAATAATAGGCTTTGACCCCGCAATGGGCGGGAATGCTGCGTTTGTGGTGACTACATATAACAGATTTGATAGCAAGATATATGTTCTTGATTGTATTAACATGGCAGACCCAACCCCGCAAAAAATTCAAACAGCCATTGAAGAGTTAGTTGAAAAGTATCAACCACAAGAATTACGAGTTGAAATTAACGCTCACCAGAAAGCCTACTCCTTAGATGAAAACTTAAGGCAAGGGTTATCTATTCGTGGTTGTAGATTAGAATCTCACTTTACTGGTAAGAACAAATGGGATAGCAACTTTGGTGTTGCTGGTATGTCTATGTTAATGGGAACCTTACGGGATGGTAAGTTCCAAGATAACAATGTTATTGAGTTTCCTTCTACAGAACACTCTGAAGGTATGAAGGCATTGGTACAACAGTTAATAACTTGGAAACCTAACACTCGTGGTAAGACCGACTGTGTTATGGCTTTATGGTTTACTGTGCTTAGGGCACGGGAGTTTATGCAACAAACAAGCGGTATAAGCAGATATGCAAACAACCGCTGGACAACAAGAGCACAAAAGGAAAGAAGATATACAGTCAATCTAGACGAAGCCTTTGCAGACCAATGGGCTGACAATTACTTATAAAGGAGCAACATGGCAAATCCAATGAAGGCTATCAAGGCTGTTAAAAAAGTTTTTTCTGCAGCACCCTCTAGACCTCGTGGAAAAAAAACTTCCAAAAGTGATAAACTACCAACTACTGGAAAAATTAAGGCTATTGAAAAAGCAAATAGAATTCAAGAAAAACTAGATTATTATACTGGTGGTAATTTTTATGTAAGCACTAATCGAGGACTTCCAAGTATGGGTGGAAAAATTAAGTATGGTGAAAATTTTCAAGGTGGCGGTAAAAATAAAGTTACTGGCCCTAACAAAACTTTTAACAAAAATGTTAGAAAAGCAACTAATACAATGGATGGTAGAAAAGTTACTAAAAAAGATAAAACAAGTAATAGTACTCTTTTTACAGGTCCAAAGAATTCAAAACCAAAATCCAAGATACCAGTAAAAAGACGGGGCAAATAACATGGCAAACCCAATGAAAGTTGTAAAGGCTGCTAAACGTTTAGTAGTTGGTAGTAATAAAGATATTAAAACAAATAAAAAGATTAACAAAAAATTAGAAAAAACTCTAGGTACTAAAACTATTAGCCAAGGAAAAGCAAAGTCAATCGCTAGAGAAAAAAAATATGGAATGGCATCCCATAAGGTAGCAAAACAAAGTGATAGTTTTGTAAATCAATATGCTAAATATGCTAAAAAAAGCGGTTCAACTCTTCAAGGTAATCAAGCACTTGCTGCAAGCGCTGCTTCTAAATCTGTTAGCCCACGTCAAAAAACTGTTCCAGTAAAGAGACGGAGTAAGTAATGGCTAGGTCTAAGAAAATGAACCTTGGTCCTACTAAAAAAGTTAAACCATCTGGCAATGTAAAGTTTATGAAAGATTATATTTTTGACCCAACTAACAAAGCAGATTATGCAACCTATGCAGTAGGTGGACCAGTTGCTCGTGTTGTAGGTGGTATAGTTAAAAAGGGTGCAAAGTTTGTAGGTAAGACTTATAAGAACATAGGTAGATAATGGCCGTTGCTAAAATTGCAAGCATCATTGCTAAGAAGCGTGCTGCTGATATTGCTAAGAAAAAAGTAGCAAAAGTTTCTGATAAAGAAGCACGCAATGTATCAAGGGAAATGAGTCAAAGGGTTGGCGGTAGTAAAGGAATTACCCGTCCTCGTGGTTCTGGAAATCTTCAAACAAGACCATCTAATGTTCCTAGAAATACTACTGTTAAAAAAATTACAAAAGTATCACCAGATGAATCAAGTCGAAGAAAACGTGAGGGTGTACAAAAAAGAAAAGAAAGAGGTTGGTCAAGTTTACAAAATCCTCCTAAAGCAAAATCTACTAAAAGACAACCAATTCTTTTAACTAAAAAAATTCCTACTAGAAATGAAATGCTTGGTGCAAAAAAAGTAGTTAAATATCGTGGACAGAATTTAATACTAAGTCCAGGACAGATTAATAAACTACGTGGAAAAACTTCTTCTCCTAAATCTACTATTTTTGAAAGAGATTATAATCTTAAATCAGGTGAAGGTTTAGATTTTCAGAAAAATTTAGATAAACGATTAATAGCACGTAATAATCAAATTGAAAAAGAAGGTCGTACTGCGTATTTGCGTCAAATGCGAGATAGTATAATAAATCCTAAAAAAGTATTAAATCCAAATAAAATGGAAAAATCATGGGAATCAGATAGAAGGGCTGCTGCTGCAGTTAGAGAAGCAGAACGTTTAAGAAAAATTGCATCTAAAAGAAAATTTAAGAAAAAATAATGTCTAAGAAAAGAATAATCAAAAAGGTAGTTAAAAAATTAACTGAAGAAGTTACTAAGCCTAAAGTTAAAAAACCAAAACCAACAGTTAAATCAAAACCAAAAACTGCTGCACATACTAGAAAGATGTATGAAATTCGTGGTGCTGGAGATAAAAGGGAAAGAGAGTTATTGGCAGAAGGTGGCAGGCCATCTCGTGAACGAATAGCAGAGTTAAGAAAAATAGCATTTCCCCATCTATATGAATAAGGGTAGGTAAATAATTGTTAAGTATTGAACAGGTTGCAGCCAGAGTAGAATCTCTTAAACAACGTTCCTCAGACCGTGATGCTAGAGCACAAGATGTTCTTGCTGTCCGTAAAGGACACATTGCACAGGTATATCCTTCTTTCTTTCCAGAAGGTGTAGATGCTAACGTAGTAGCAAACTTTATTGACATTGTTGCCCGTGACCTATCAGAAGTAATGGCTCCGCTACCAGCAGTTAACTGCTCAGCCGCTAATCAAGTCTCTGACCGTGCTCGTTCTTTTGCTGACAAGCGTACCCGTATTGCTTCTAATTATTTTGCTCATTCAGATTTACAAGTACAGATGTATACAGGTGCAGATTATTACATCACATTCGGTTTCGTCCCATTCATCATTGAATTAGACGAAGAGGCGGGGCTGCCACGTATACGCATAGAAAGTCCAATTGGGGCTTACCCAGAATTTGACCGCTATGGACGTTGCATTGCCTTTGCTAAGAAATACTCAATAACAATTGCTGAGTTAGTAGCACAATTCCCAGAATACGAATATGAACTTTTGGGTAAAGAGGGATATAGACAAGACTTAAATTCAAAGGTTGACTTTGTTCGTTATTACGATAAAGACCAATCATTAATTTATATCCCTACTAGAAACAATTTGATTCTTTTACAAGCGGCTAATCCCCTTGGTAAGATGATGGTTATAGTTGCTAGGCGCCCATCAGTTGATGGTGAGATGCGTGGACAATTTGATGATGTACTAGGTATTCAACTGCTTCGTAATAGGTTCGCATTACTTGCGATGGAAGCAGCAGAGAAATCAGTACAGGCACCAATTGTTGTCCCACAAGATGTTCAAGAAATAGAGTTTGGCGGAGATTCAATCATTCGCACAAACAATCCTGCGGGTGTGCGTAGGGTAGAACTACCTGTACCTGCTGGTGCATTTACTGAACAAACATTATTACAACAAGAGTTAAGAACTGGAACACGTTATCCAGAATCACGTACTGGTAATCTTGATGCAAGTATTATTACTGGCCAAGGTGTTCAGGCTCTTATGGGTGGATTTGACACACAGGTTAAATCTGCTCAGGCTATCTTTGCTTCAGCATTAAAAGATGTTATATCTATTTGTTTTGAAATAGATGAATCATATTTTGATTTTGAAAAAACAGTTCGTGGTGTAGATGCTGGTTCTCCATACAGTATTGATTACAAACCATCTAAAGATATTAAGTCTGATTACTCAGCCGATGTTCGTTACGGTATGCTTGCTGGTCTTAACCCAGCACAAGGACTTGTCTTTATGTTACAAGCATTAGGTGCCAAGATTATATCTAAAGATATGGTTATGCGTGAACTACCATTTGGTATTAACGTAACCCAAGAACAAGAAAAAATTGAAGTTGAAGAAATGCGTAACTCATTACTTGGTGCACTTGGAGCATATACTCAAGCAATACCTCAAATGGCTACACAGGGAATGGACCCATCTGAAATTATTACTAAAATTGCAGATGTAATTAAAGCCCGTCAAAAAGGTATAAGTATTGAAGATGCAATTGAAGAAATATTTAAGCCTAAAGAATTACCTCCTGCTGGTGCCCCACAGGTTGAGCAAGCGTCCCCTGCTCCCGTTGGTCCAGCAGGAGGTCTACCTCCAGAAGCAGAACAAGGTGGTGGATTACAAAGTCTTTTATCTAGTTTAACTTCAAGTGGTAGAGCAAATGCTAGTGCAAGGACAGTAGTAAGAAGATAGTTTAGAAGGGGACAATGACTGCAATAGTTGGAATACAGGGTAAAGGTTGGGCTGTTTTGGCAGCAGACTCTATGACCACGTATACAGATAAACCATATGTAGCCAAGGGCTGTGACAAGATAGTTAAGGTTGGGGAGTATTTAGTTGCAGTAGCAGGTGATGCTATAGCAGGAGATATTCTTAATAACCTATGGCAACCACCTAAAGTAATTAAGACGCAAGACCCAGATAGATTTATGATGATTAGAGTATTACCATCTATAAAACAAACTCTAACTGAAGCAGGTTACGACCCAGCACCTAAAAATAAAAACGATGATGATGCTGGATGGGATGCATTAATTTGTTTTAA